GTTTATTATCACTAAATCTTTTTCTTCAATAATTTTTATTTGATTTTCTATACTATAAAATTTATTTATTAAATTTTCAATCTTATCAATTTTTTTGAATGATTCATCTTGTTGAGTTTTTATATTTTCAAGTCTAATATCAGTCTTAGATATCAAAACAGCAATGTCTTTAAGAGAATCAACTAACTGTATGTAGTTGGCACTACTATCATCATTTTGATCTTTTTTATTTATTGCCATACTTATATTTATGTTAAATTTTTAAAATTTATAGTAATTTAAAATAAATAATAACATGAAAGAAAAATATATGGAAATTGAACAAGAAACAGAAACAAAAGATGACTTTGTAGATAAAGCAAAAAATGCACCACCTATAACCATAACTGTAGAAAATAAATTGCCAACAGTACAAGATCATCCATTGGTTGAAGATGAATACTTATTGGATTTATATAAAGAAATTTTAGAAGATGTAAGAGTAGATAGAATAGAAGTAGATGGATTGTTATCAAACTTTACCGATATGGTTTTTAATGGAGGAGATGTTTCTGGATCATCAAAAGAAGCAGTAGTTAATTTAGTTAAAATTAAAACTGATATTTTAGATAAAAAGACTAAAATAGCAGATTTGTTGACATCGTTGAAAATTAAAGAAAAAAATAGTTCTAAAAGTTCAACAAATCAAGCTAATCATATACATATTACAGACAGAAGATCAATTATTGAAGCAGTAAATAGTATTGCAAAAAAGGAAAAAAATGAATTACTCGATTCTTGAAGCTTGGCTTTTAAATGAACAAGATCCAGTTGTTGGTGGTGGCCCCGAAGCTTTAGCTGGAGTTCCATCAGATTCTCAACAACCATTTTTGCCAGGTGCTGGTGCAGCCATGCCACCAGCAGAAGATACTAATGTTTCAAGTTTAAATGATAAAATGATTGGTAGCTCACCAGAACAAACGGAACCAAATCCAGCAGATAAACCAAATGCATCAGATGAACCTGCTTCTCCTGATATGCCTGAAGAAGCTAAAGACTTTGATTATGATACTTGGGAAAGTGATTATTTTAAAGAAACAATAAAAAGCGACACTAATAAATTAATTGCCATGATCCAAAAAATAAGAGATTATGAACTTGACCCTTACAGAAGAAAATTTGTAGAAGATAATCTTCAAGTTTGCTTTTTAAGACAACAAGCTAATATTGAAAAAGTTTCTAATGAAATAAGAAAAAATATAAAAGAAGAATTAGATCAAAATAATCCTTCTGTATCTCTGACAAATCACATTATTAATAATATTAAAAATAGTCCAGATGTTGCAAATGTATTTATTAAATTAATTGGATTCCATGGAATGAAAGGTGACTTGCATAGAAAATTCATTGCGTCATTATTAATGGCCGTTCAAGTTGGTTCTGGTGGTATAAATGAAGATTTGGTATTCAATCAAAAAGATTATTCTATAAAAATATCAACTAGAATGAATTCTAAATTTGGCTCTATAGACCTTGGCAGATGGTTTATGACAGCTGACGAACCTGAAAAATATCTTTCTGAATCAGAATTAGAAAGAATGGAAGACGGAGCACCAGAAGAAAAAGATGTTTTAAGAAAACGAATAATTATTGATAGTATATCTAGCTTTTTCAAGAAAAGAGCATTCTTAGTTAATGTTGTTGGAGAAGATGGAACTATCTATTTGCTTGGAATGGATCTGTCTACTGCATTGAGGTCTGCTTATAACAAAGGAAAACTTATTGTTCAATTCTTTGAGAATGCAAATTCTGAAGCAATTATAGACAAGGAAAGTAATTTAATGCCAGTTTCAGATGTTAAAATAATGTATCAAAAAGAATTAGGCCAATTAGATGACTCTGGGAAACCAATCAAAGAAAATGTTGAATTTATCTCAAGAAGAGATGGAGTTTTGTTTTTAATTGCTAGTGAAGAAATAATCAAGGAAGCTGCATTTTCATTTACTGGCATTAATATTAAATCTATACCCTATAATGGCAACCCTAGTGATTTGAGAGTTTTGCAAAGATGCATCCCTTCAACACCAGAAATGTTGCTTAGAAATTGTTAATAATATGAAAACGCTTTTAGAATTTAATTTTGCAAAACACAAGCAAACTGAAAAAAGACTAAGTTTGTTTAAAAAAGTATTGGAAAAAGATGGATTTAGAGTCGATGAATTTTTCAATGACTCTAAACCATATATTTTTTGCTATGCCCCATTAGAAAATTTAGATTTTCAAGGAATTAGAATTTTTGAAAATGGTAAAACTATGGCTTTTCAAGTATCAAAAACCAAAGATACTTTGCCATATGGAATAGCAAGAAGCTTAGAAATAAATGATCTATTTGATCAAATTTGTGATTTTGAACCAGATAAATATAAAGCTACAAAAATTCTAATAGAAGAAATAAGTATTGAAATTAGAAAATTCTTCAGTAAATCCAAAAGTGCTGAAGATGAATTAATGGGAAAAATTATTGATGGTCAAAGTGGCGGAGATAAAGCTGGAGCAATAGTTGTAAGAAATGCTGGAACTGATTATGCAAACCAAGTATTCTCTAAATTTGGAATATAATGCCTGAAGATCCTTTTTACAAAAGTGATGTACCAGAAGACTTTGGCAAAATGACCAAAAGGCTAGGTCCAAAAACTATTAAACAAGGATCTATTATTGCATTTAAATATGACTTCTTCAAAAATGATCCTTACCCAACTATCATAGTTACAAAAATTACACCACAATATATCTGCGGTTTAAATATACATGCGTTAACTTTTTATAATATTAAAACTCTATTAAGCAAAAATAAAATTAACGCATGTGAAAATCCAGCTTTTAACTACAATTTAGTAAAGGGAAGCGGATATATAATAAAAGCTTTTAGAAAATATAAAAAAGCTGGAATGAGAAGCGTTAAAATTTTTGATTGTGATTCATTTATGACACTAATAGGTATTCCAAGAGTAGTAAATCCCAAAGAAGCTAAAATTATTAGAACAAATATTAGTAATCAAATAAATAAGAAAACAAACATAAACGCTGATCAAATTACTAATTTATAATTATTAAATAGGTAAACAAAAAATGGCAACGGTAGATATAGCTGGAAGAGATTTAGGCGGTGAAATTTCTCAAATCGTTCAATCGTTAAAAATAGCTATAGATCAAATGCAATTAGGAGATAAAGTAAACTATACAGGTCGTAGTAAAAGAAAAAAAGAAGAAGCTGAAGAAAATAATAAACCAATAGAAATAATGGAACAAAACAAAAAGTTAATTGAAAACCTTACTTCTGATTTAGAAAAAGTGTTAGGAAGTGGATTTAAAGAAAGCCAAGCTGAATCAGCAAAATATGTCAAAGAAATGGCCGAAAAGATAGCTGATCTAACCTTCACAATTCAGTCAGGTGATTTAAAAACTTTAAAGAAAAAACAACAAGTATTAAAAAAAGAAGAAAAGAAACTTGCTTCATTTCAATTAATGAAAGCATTTAAGGATGAACAAGGCGATCAACTAGATGCACAAACAAATATATTACAGAAAATTCTAAAATGTTGTGAGGGAGGATCGAGTATAGGCTCTCAAACATCTACTATTTCCCCAAGTACAAGTACAAGTACAAGTACAAGTACTGATGATGTGTCAGATGTTAGTGGTTTTTTTGATTCAGTAAAGAAATATTTAGGATTAAAAAAAGATAAAAAAGGAACTGGTTTAGATACTATTCACTCAGATTTATTTGGAATGGGATACCAAAAATCAGCATCAGAAGTATTGTTTGGAAATAAAAACCCATTTAAAGGGATAATGGCAGAATTACAAAGTGTTTCTAAACATTTGTTAGCTATAAAAGACAATCAATCTTTGCTTGCAGTTTTAACTGAAGGAACAGTAGAATCACAACTTCAATATGAACAAAGTATGCGAGAAACATTATATTTAACTGCAGGAGTAACGAAAGAAAGTCATGATCTTTTTGCAACAATGGCCCAAATTGGCAATACAGTTGAAATAACTGGTTTCAAACAAGAAGAAACCCAAAAAGCAATTGTTAAACTTGCAAAAATGGGTGTGAGATATGATGGTGATGCAGAAAAATACAAGAAAAAACTTTTAAGCTTAACCACTACAACTCTTAATACAGAAAAACAATTAGGACTAGAAGCTGGATCACTACAAGAAACTTTTGGCGATCTGTACAGATTTGGAGTTTTAAATGAAAATTCAATAGCCAACTTAGGCAGAGGCATGCGAGAAATATCAAGGACTACTGGAGTAAGCGGAGAAGCATTTAAAAAAGTTCTTGGTACAACTCAAGGTATTGTAGATGCAATGAGAAAAGCATCAACGCTAACTGCTTCTTCTGCAAGAAACATAACTGAACTTAGTGCCAATGCTGAAAAGTTTGGTGTTAGTGATGAAATAAATAACATTAACAAAGCATTAGCAAGTACAACAAATTTATTTAATGATGCTTCTGACGGCACAAGATTGTTATTGTTTAGTGCTGCTGCTTCAGTTGGAAAATTAAAAGAATTACAAAACGGTACTTTAACAAGAAGCAAAGAAGGAATAAAGTCGTTAACCGAAGGTGTTAATAATGTATTTAAAAGATTTGGTATTGAAAGTGCAGATGCTATAGATCAACTTTCAGATTCTGCAAAAATGAAATTAAACTTGGTGCTTAAAAGTTCATTCGATCTTGAGCTAGGTCAAGTAAAAGGAGTATTGAAAACATTAGACGCATCTGGAAAAACATTTGCTGATAAATTATTAGACTTAGACAAACAATTAAGCAAAAATATTAGCACTGAAAAAAGATCGGCAATTTTAGAAGAACAAAGAAAAATAAAAATAGACAAAAACTTAGATTTACTTGGAATTTTAAGTGAGGCTGCTGAAACATCAAAAACTATGACTGATGCATTCAGTAAATTTGGCACAAGAAGAAAAGAATTTGAAAGTGATTTGCAAGCTTTAGGTCTTGGCGGGTCAAACAAAGATGTAATCAGAGAAGCAGTTGGTCAATCATTGACTGGTGTAAATGCTGCTTTAAGCAAAGCTGGATTAGATAAAATTTCTATATCTACTGCTGAAATGGCAAAAGCTTTAGAAGATCCGCAATCATATCAAGATTTATTATCTACTTTGAAAAATGGAGAAATGAAAGCAGCAGCTAATTCTAAAGGTACATTGACAGGCATAGATGCAGTTAGATTTGGAATTGATAAACTTAATGCAGATATCCAAAGTAAAATTGCTGGTCCTCTTAATTCATTTTTAAACCAAGGTGTTTTAACACATATTATTGCTAACGCAGGTTTAATGTTAATGCCAGGTATTATTGCTGCAATACCAAGCATTATTACCGCAGTCATAGGAATGAAAATATTAAAACGCCTGCCTTTAGCTGGGGCTACCACTGCTACTTCTGTTGCTCCTGCTGTTGCTCCTGCTGTTGCTCCCGCTGTTGCTCCCGCTGCTGCTCTTCCTGTTACTGCTCTTCCTGTTGTTCCTAAGCCGCCAGGCATGATAGGAAAACTTGGGCTTTGGGCTGCAGGTTGGGCTAAATTTGCAGGTAATTTAGTTGTAATTGCAGGTCTTTTAGCTGTTGGTTACTTTGCGTTAAAATACTTAATGACACCTCCTACTGAGCAAGAAACAGAAGAATTAATAAGCAAAATTAAACACCTTGGAATAGCAATGAGTGCTGCTACTGTAATGGTAGGAGAAATTTATCTTATAAGTCTAGCTGCAAGTGCAATCTCAAAAATGCCTGTGGCTATAGACTGGCGAGCATTTCTTGTAGCAGGTGCAATTTTATTAGCAGCAGGACTTGTGCTTCCTACATTTATGAATGCATTAATTGGGATTACTTCTGCGTCAGCAACCTTTTTTGGTGCAAATCCAAATGAAATGGTTGATTCTGCAATTACTTTATCAAAATTCTTAGGTGCAGGTGCCTTAGTAATTGCTGCGTTAGCAGGAGCACTTGTAATAATGACAGGAGTTGGTGCAGCAGCATGGGCGTTGGTTACTACTGGTGCTGCTACAGGCGGAATAACAATAGGTATGGCAATAGGATTTTTGGCTACTGGTGCAGTAATGATGGCAGCAGCAGGCGTTGTAGTTCCTGGTCTTGTTAAAGGAATAATACTTGTTACCGAAGGAGCAATGAGTGCATTTAATGTAAATCCAGAAAAAATAGCTAAAAGTTTAGACCGCTTATTAGCTATACTGGTACCATTTTCTGAATTGTTAGGAGTAATTGCTTTAATTGGGGCTGCTTTAGCTGGATTTGCTGTTGGAGGATTAGCAGTTGGTACAGTTGGCCTAGCAGCCTATGTTGTTGGTGCATTAGCTGGTGCTTACCATTACTTTACAGGTGGCACAGCAGAATATAAAAATTATGGTGATGTAAATGATTTAGTAGGAGAAGCATTAAGACATTATTCTTCTTTAATAAAAGCAACAATTACTGCAGTATCAACTTATATGGGAGATTTAACACCTGGTAAAGTATTAAGATCTCTTGATAAATTACAATCTTTCAATGAAGTAAATGCTGTTCTTGGAAAAACACTAGCAGATTTCGGTAAGTCATTTGGCGATGTAATACCAGCATTTGCAATCATAGGTATGACTTCAAGTAAACTTCAGGGTATAAAAGCAACTACTCCTGAAGAGGTGTCTAATAGTTTTAGTGGAATAATAAATATATTAAAGGGAATTAACAATTTAGCAGTTCAATTTGAAGCAGATCAAACTACTAAACTAAATCCAGCACAAATAGTATCTTTAACAAGTTTTATGGATGTTGTTTCAAAAAATGCATTGCCACTTTTCAATGCTCTTGCTGCAATTGACACAGTTGTAAATAGTGCAAGTTTTAAAACTACTTTAGCAGCAGAAAAAACATTTAAAAAAGCTGGTGACCTTTTGAAAAATATAACTCCTTATATTGGAGCAGTTATTTCAAATATTCAAACGATATCAACCAAGATTTATGAACAATTAAAAGATGTATCTTTTGAAAATGTAAAAGAAGGAAGTCAAGCTGCAACAGAAATAATAAAAATGTTTTCTGTTTTCATGACTTCGATAAAAAGCAGCAGCAAAGAGTTGAATACAAAAGATATTAAAACATTTGCTGGTGTATTTGCAGACGGAGATGTTGTAAATGCTTTAAGAACCGTAATGCAAAATACAGCAAATATAGCAGCTGTTTTTTCAGACGAAAGTTATTCACAGTATACATTATCAGCTATAAGTGCTAAAACAAAATATTATAATGAATTTTACAGCAGCATTTCAGGATTGTTAGAAAGTTATAAGAAAATTTCTGATTTATATAGCAAAGAAGGCAAAACCATTACTAAGGTTAGTAATCTTACTTACGAAAACGGAGAAATAAATACAAGTATTGATAATCCTGGTCAAGTAACTAAAATAACTACGCCAGAAAAAGCAGGGCCAATAGTTGAAGTAGATCCAGCAGAATTTAAAAATAGAATAATTGGAACTTTTACCAGACTGAAAGGTATTCTAGAGATAGCAAGCGATCCGAGTATTATTCCTGATTTTGGACTAATATCAAAAGCAAGTGTTAATTTAAATTCATTTAAAAGTGCATCTAAGTTACTTACAGATTTTTTAAATGATTTTACAGGCATAATAAATTCAGTTCAAGGTCTTGGTAAGGCACTTAAAGAAATTCCTGAAATAAATGATGATCCAAATAATAAAAATATGCTTGGTTTTGCTAAACTAAGTCAGTTCTTTCAAAGTATGCTGGTTAACCTTGGATCTATTAATACTAGTTTTGCTAATTCTCCAATCATACCAGATTTTATTATAAACATTAATAAATTATATTCTTTGAAAGAACCATTGATGAAGATGGGCGAAGTTTTTATTGAATTAGAAAAAATATCAACTACATTAAAAGGAACTAAAGACTTTTGGGAGCACTTTGGAAGAGCATTGCCAGCAGATGGGCCTATAGGCATAGATAAACAAATAGGTTATTTGAAATCGTATTTAAGCGAATTATCTAAGATTGCTGCTCCTGATTTTGTTAGTATGTTAAAATCTGTTGCTGGGATACAAGGAATTGGAATTGATTTTAAAACTAATTCAGCAATAGAACTTCTTTCTAATCTTAATTCTTTTATGAATAGTATGAAAGCTGAAATAGATAAACAAGACAAAAATGCTACTCCTGCTACTGCTAAGGGGCCAGCCCAAAATCCTAATTTAAAAATAGAAGCAATGAGTAAATTTTTAAATGATGTTGCAGTACCTATGCTTCTAAGTGTCAAAACAATAGCAGATAAAATATCTAATCTTCCTATGAACAAAACTCAATTAGATAGAGCAAACCAAACTATTGGTTCATTATCACAATTAGGTGGATCACTAGCTTCATTCTCTACTTCTTTCATGACTGCATCAAGCTCTTTTACTGAGAGTTTTGTAAAACTTAACAAAGAAGGAAAGCAACTTGGAGTAAATACACTAAAAGCTAGTTATATACAAGAACAGCGAAAGATTGCACAAGAAAATTTTGATAGAATGACAAAATATGCGAGTGATGAACAAAAGTATCTTGCTTTTACTGATAAGAAGATGGGAGAATTAAATGGATATTGGGCAATACAATCTAATACAAATGAAGAAATTGAAAAACATGCTAATGAACTATACAAAAAAGGTGAACTTAAAGGTGCTGATGCTTGGGACTTTGCACCAACAATGGTAACAAATGCAGATATGCTTAAAGAAGCAATTAATAATCCAGAGTTAATAAAATCTTTTCAAACAATTGCTTCTATACCAAAATTCTTCAATGATAATATATTAAATCCTTTCTTGAAAGGCGGAGGAGCATCTCTAGGACCTGCTAAAATTGATTTTGTATTTAAATCATTAGAAGGAACTAAAAAAATAATAGAACTTTTAACTGGCCCAGATAGTTTCATACAAACAGTCAGAAATCTAAGTGCTGTTACAGCCTTAGACAAAAATAGCTCAAGTGTTTTATTAGAAGCAAAAAAAACCTTAGATTCTTTTGGAGCTAATGATTTATTTACATCATTTTTAGCTTCATTATTAACAAATATAATTATACCTATGCGATTTGCAGCTAAAATTGCTGGAGGCGAAAAGAATATAGAACAAGCAAGCAAAAGCTTTGGAGCAATTAAAGATATTGTTACAAATCTACCTAAATTTTTACAATCAATTAACATTGGATTAGGTGACCTCAAAAAAACAGATGATAAAGGAAAAACAGGATTAAATAATGCTATTGATAATATTAATAGTATTAAAGATACTTTGCCAAAATTCTTGGAAACATTAAGTTATGGTATTATATTACCAGTTCTTAAAAATCTGCCACCAGTATCATTTATTACACAAGCAAGTAAAAGATTAGACTTGGCAGCTAGATTAGCTGATTCGATAAAACCTTTTATTGGTAAGTTTGCTGAACTTAATCGCAATATTGGTGGTAATTTTGAAAGTTTTAATTTAGTAACTTGTCTTACTGGTTTAATAACAAAATTAAATCCAGCAGATGAAGCATTGTCAATGCTAGCTGAAAAACTAATTACAGTTAAAGAATCTTTACAATCAATCGCAGATAGCATGAATGATATTATGAGTATTAATAGTAAATCTGATGTAATTAGTATGTTAACTGGCATTTCTGAATTTTCAAATAATATTGCTGAAAAGATAAGTAATGCAGTAAGCACCAATGGTTTGCAAGGTATAACTAGCAGAATGGAAATTAATTCTGTTAATAAAAAAGAAGAACCAGCACACAAAGATATAGAAAATATAGCAGAAAATTCTGAAGAAAATGTAAGCCAAAACAACGCTATACTTGCTGCATTAAATAAAATGATTACTATTTGGACATCTACAAGTAAAACAAGTAGTAATAATGGCGTAAATAATTCAAAATCAAATAACGGGGCTATTGTTTTAAATAATGGAACAGGAAGTGGAGACATGACCGATGGGATGATACTTAATTCTAGTGCATATGGAAACAATATAAAATTCCCATTTACAACTTAATATAAAATTGTAATAGAATTTTAAAATTAAACAATAAATATATTATGACATTTAAAAAATGGCTAAAAGAAGAAGAAAGAATAATAGAAGGTGCAACCGCTGGCAAGACTCTTTTATATCCATGTGGATATGGTGGATTATGTCTATTGCCACCAGCTTATTTTATTCCAGCTTCTGCTGATGCAATTTTATATATAAGTAAAGATGATCGTTTATGGAATAATATTGGCGAAAAAAATCCTTTTAAAATTAATCATTTAAAGCCAAAACAACCAAATAATAACAATGAGATACATAATAAAGCAGGAGAAAAAAAACCTTTTAAAATAACGCATATAAAAGGAAATGGCAAACCAACTGATAATTGGAAACACAATGCTTCTGGAGATGGTGGTCTTTTTAATATAAGTCATTTAAAGCCAACCCAACCCAGAAACAATAACGAAAAACACAATAATGCTATGGATGATAAACCTTTTAGCATAAAACATATAAAAGGTAGAAAAGATAAGCCAGATAACGAAAAACACAATAATGCTATGGATGATAAACCTTTTAGCATAAAACATATAAAAGGTAGAAAAGATAAGCCAGATAATGAAAAACATAATAATGCAGGAGAAAAATATCCATTTAAATTAACCGATTAATAATCACAAGGTTTAAAATATTCTTTATCTTCAATAAAATACATTACTTGAAACAAACTATTGCCACCATAAGATTTATATTTTTTAATATTTTTTATTTCTTCGCAATGTACTTTTCTATGGCAATTAGCACAAATAACTAAAACATTTTCGTGACAATACTCCCCACCTTTACAGCCCTCATAAATCCTATGAACATCAAGTAAATTTAAGTTATTTTCATTGCAAAAAAAACAAGATTTAATATACTTCTTAAAGTTTTTCTTGTTGTTTATTCTCATTAATAATTATATTCATGTTTTTCACAAAAACTAATTATATCTTCTTTTATTTTTTTGTTTTTAATATATTTTATATTAAATTTATTAATATTTTCTTTAATATTATTATTTAACATTGAAAATTCTTTTGGTATGTTAAAATTCAAAAAATTTTCTAAATCTTTTTTAATTCCAATTTCTTCGATTTTAATTTTAATTTTATTTTTATTTTTAAGCTTTTTTTCTATTTGATCATTCCAATAAAGATAAAAACAAGCTGCTCTTTCATATGGATTTTTATATTTTTTAATATCTGGTACATATTTGTAAATAAAGTTTAAATATTTTCTATTGAATTCATCAAGATTATAATAAGGTTCATCATAAAAATAATTCATATTATGACAAAATGAATTTATAACATCTATAGGATTTCTTATAACATGTATAAAAAAACAATCATTGAAAATATTCATGTCTAGATATGGCATAGCCATATAGCTTGAATCACCTACAATAATGTTGTTTTTTAAATAATCTCCATAATTTGTTTTGGCAATTTTACTTAATTTTAATTCTTCATTACCATAAATTCTTTGCAATATTTGATTCCAAGAAGAATGATCAAATATTGTTTCATGTCCGCAAAAAATATTACAAAAAGACAGAAGCTTTGATATATACAAAGTTCCACATCTGCCAGTGCCAGTAATGATAATTTTTAATTTTGTTTGAGTGAAAGACATAATATATATTATATTATATTAACGAGAGGCAAAAAATTGAAAGCAACAGACTCAACAGGAAATTTAAATGAATTAAATGATTGTTACATAACAGCAAAAATTTCTAATAATGATTACACTATATTTATGTATATATTACCAGATATATCAGATACAAAACAATCAACTTATTCAGATGAGACAGGAATGGGAAGGTCTGCTCCTATAAAAGTTTTTTCTCATGGAGATTCTAGATCAATAAGCTGGACAGCACACTTTTTTTCTCCAACAAAAATTATGGGCGAGAAAAATTTAAATTCTTTAAGGATTTTAGAATCTTTAGTTTATCCAGATGTTTCTAATACTACACTTGTAAGTCCACCCCCTATTGCAAGAATAAAATGTGGAAGTCTATTAGGAGCAGCAGAATTATGTGTTATTTTAAAAAGCTATACTGTTAAATTCCCAACTGATGTTGCTTGGGATAAAAACACATATATGCCTATTAAATTTGATGTTGATATGACTTTTGAAGTAGTTTATCAAACAATAAAGCTTCCTGGATCAAGACAAATTATAAATTTTGGAGGTTAACTTGGCAAATAAAATAACTTATCCGTCTCTTTCATCAAAAAGATTTGTTGATTTTTCTAGCAGATATATAAAATCTAAAGTTATATATTATGGAGATAACAACAAAGTAACATTTGAAACATATAAAAGAAAAAATATTAAATTTTCAGATAACGATAGATTTATGCAAATTAATTCTTCTACTGAATATAGGCCAGATATTGTTTCTTATGTTTCATATGGAATGTCAGAGCTTTGGTGGTACATAATGCAAGCAAATGGCATAAAAGATATTTATGACTTCAAATCAGGAATTACTCTAAGAATTCCAAGGAATATTTAAAATGGCATGTAATTATAGTAATTTGTGTGGTCCAGGCTCTAAAATTACTAGTGATAAGGATTATTATGTAAAAAATGGTGGAACTGCTAGAGAGCGTGAAAACCCTGAAGAAAACAATGATGTATACATGCCTTATGTAGAACTTAAAATTGGAAACGATATTTACATTTCTGGTGATTCTAGTATGACTGCTGTAGACGATTTTGATTCATGCTACACCACTGATATTAATAAAGAGGGTGATCAACTAAATGTTGTTACATCAAAAAGTTATATTCAAAGTTTTGAAATGACAGCAGGTAGCCATTATGAAGGAACTATAGTTATTATAACTTGTGATTATTCTGTGGTAGAAAACCTATTAGATGTAACTCCAAAAAGTTCATGTGCATGGTCTGATTATCAATTAGGAGGAAATGAAGCATTAGGTCATATTAACATTGGATGGATAATAAAAGATTGCAATGGAAATACTAGAAAATTTACAATGATAGAAGTTAATAATAAAGAAAGTAATATCTATACAAATAGCGATAATGAAGAAGTTAGTTCTGGCCCATACATATATGGTATTTTCAGAAAAGCAGATGTGACCTATGAAAATGGTATTTATAAAATTACAATGAATTTTCAAGATGGTTCTGCATATCTAGACGAAACAAAACTGGATCAAGTTTGGTTCAGCGAAGAATTTAAAGGTACTTTTCAAGAGGCACTTGGTAAATCTGCTAAATTTAATTGTGATAACAGGGATTCTGATTTGACACAGAGTATATCAATGCTTTCATTTATCAAAGGTAGCATAAGCAATTGGAAATTTAGTCCAAATGATGGTGGAAAAAATGGCCCAAGAAGTGTTTATAACGGCTTAAGAACAACGCTTTTTTCTTTTTTAAGAGAAATAAGTAATTCTCTATTGACAAGCAATCAAAAAGGATGGTGGTTTGGATATGATAATGGAAGTTGTGGAAAGCCATCTATACTTTTAGTAGAAGACAGAAATCCAAGTCTTTGTATAAGGGATAATGGCTTAGATACTAATGGTACATTTATAACTTATATTGTTAATGGTGGTAATTGTAGTCCTGTAATTAAATTCTCTCCATCTTTTAATTCAGTGCCATTAAAAAAAGACTTGGAAAATAATGGTGGAATAATAGAAGTAGGTACAAAGTTTAGCATTGGTGGAGGTGGACCGTCTGCTATAGATCAAACTCCAGTACAAATATTTAATTGTGAAGGCGAATACAATGAAACTACAGGAAACACTGATTTAAAAGCAAGTTCTGTAAGAGATAATAACTCGTCTAACGGTTATTTTGCAACCGTTAGCTCAATAGCTGAACAACTTATTTGGAGAGCACCTGTTAATATCGTAAAGCAAACTGCAAAAGCAATTTTTGGACAAACTGTTACTGAAGCAGCTGATGGACCTGCTATGTCTTTATTTGCCCCTATAAAAGCAACACTAGAAATTCATGGTGACCCATTTTGGGCAAATAGCATAAACATATATAATAATTGTTTTATAAAAGTAATTTTACTTAATCCATTTTGTTTAGAAAAAAATTCTGAAGTATGTGAATTTCTTCAAAAACCAAAATGCAATTCAAAGTTTTCTGGTATTTATAAAGTTGGATCAGCTAAACATTCAATAAATTCTGGTTCTTATGTAACTACACTAGAATTATATTCTATTGGAATTGATGCTCAAACTAGTTTGAGTTAATGCTAATAATACTTTTTTATAAAGCTAGGAGATTTAAATGACTATTCAAACAGTTCAAGACTTACAAGAAGAAGTATTGCAAATAAAAAACTTCATAAAAGAACTAAATTCAAATTTAGGAAGCATAGTAAAAACTAGTGTCAGTAAAACTTTTAATGTTATTACACAGGATAATACTGTAACAGGCATGTACACTGGTTTGGTCGTAGATACTTTTGATGTTTTTAAACAAAATAGAATTAGATATTTCAATCCAATTTTAATTAATCCATTGCAATCTAGTGATCCGCAACAATCTATAAGAATAACAAGTTTGCCTTGGGCTTTTCCAATAAGTACATTTGGTGGCTTTGATGATTCTGGATCTAATTGGATTCCTCCAGCAGGATCTACAGTATGTTTAATTTTTGAAAATGGAAACAGAAGAGCAGCTTATTATATTGGAACTACATGGTCTAGAAATAGAGGAAAAGATGGCGAGAATCTTGGTTTACCAGTTCCAGAATTTGATTTATTATACAAAGGAAGAGGAGAAAATTATTTAGTTGGTGCTACAGATGGATCTCAAGTTTTTCCACCTTGGAATACTGAAAGTTATAATGGTTATGACATTGATTCAATCGGTGATGTTGAAAAAAATATAGATTATATAAAAAGAGCAACTTTTCCAAATATTTATGGAATGAAAACTCCTGAAAAACACATGATAAAAATGGTTGATGGCGATGGAAAATGTAATAGAAAATGGAAGAGAATGGAATTAATGTCTGGCTGTGGTAATTGGATGATATTTAAAGATGATCATTTACATTATTGTGGTCAATGGTCACATCCTGATTATGGTGCAAGAGCAGGAGATGCAAATTGCTATACAGATGTTACAAATCAAGCAGATGTAACAAAAAATGGTTTAAAAGTTGGACAGCCAATAGCAACTGAAAATGTAAATAATGCTTTATATGATTATAATAGAGATATAATAGAACCTAATTTTATAAACTCAAAAGAAACTCCTACTGGATATGAACACCCAGTAGATTGTGGTCAATTAGACAATACTATTGGAGGAGCACCAGATACTCCTTATACTACATCACAAAAAGGATCAAATCCATTTTTCAAAGCAAAAAATGAATGCAGACCTATAAAAGGACCAGGCACACCTCAAAACAATAAATGTGATTTGCCACAATCTGGAATTCAACTTCTTTCTATTTCTGGTCATAGTTTTGTTATGGATGATAGCGTTGAACAACCTAGGGGCACACCAAATTGGCAAAGGTCACTTGATGATTTTGATTTTGGTTGTAGTGATTTATATTTAGGTAGAACATATTGGAAAAGCTGCACTGGTCATGAAATTTCCATGAATGATGTAGAACAACCTTCAAAAGTAAGAACAGCTGAAAATGGAATTAATTTTAAAAGTGCCCTAGGAAATAAAATTTCTTTATGTGATGAAACAATATCAACCTGTCCAGGTTTTGGTGGTCCAACTCGTGGTATAAGTATGAATTCAACAAGTAATCATGTATTTAGAATGATTGACGAAGGTGTTTTTCAGCAAAATATGGAATGTAGAAAAGACGGTTCTGTGCCTGAAAATAATGCAGATAAAGCTTATGTTCAATTAAGAAGCGGATATGGACTAGAACTTTACATGAGTGATAGAGATAGTCAAAAAGATACAAAAACTCAATTTATTAGATTAAGAGCACCACAAAAAGACAATAAAGAAAGAGGACCACATACATTAGAAATGCAAGAGGTTGCTTCTGGTAGAGGTTATGTATTTTTAAGGGCTGGAGGAAATTTAGTTACTTATAGTTATGACGATCACAAAGAAATTGTTGGAGATTCTAAAGATAATCCAGCAGATAAATTTAGCATGGTTACTAAAGATAGAGTTTCAATTACTAGCAATTTCGATTATAAAGCAAATGAATTTTTATTAAACATATCAAAGAAAAAAGCATATATGTTAGCTGGATTAGGCGATTGCAAAAACAAAGATGGCAAAGATAGTTATTGTGTTTACCCTATAGTAGTTTACGATTATATAAATCAGAAATTAAAAATAAGCGATAGAATTTTTGGATCTTGCTCAGATCAAGCCCCAGTACCTACAATATCTAGTTTAGACACAAAAGCAGAAGCAAATGAAAAAAATAAAAAACTAGTAATCTAAAAAAAGCTAGTATTACTACATAATAATATGAGTTTTATTTTAAAAGGTGCTCCTTATCCAATTAGTAAGTCGCCACTGGGATATTTATTTACACAAGAAGGAATAAACGCCTTAAAATCAGATTTAATTCAGTTATTAATGACTAATCCATATGAAAGAGTAATGCTTCCAACATATGGAACTCCCTTGCGTAAGCTTTTGTTTTCTCAAAATGATACAATAACTATAGAAAAAACTAAGGCAGTTATAGCAGCTTCAATCCAGACTTGGGAGCCAAGAATAGTTGTATCAGATATCGAAGTATTTAATGGATACGATAATAAGTTAAATCCATCAAATAATAATCCAAATATTTTAAATGAAAACGATCATATTTTAACAATTAAAATTAAGTTTTTTGACCCGCAAAGAATTGATTATGTAGAAGTTTTAACATTACAATTGCCTACAGGAAGTTGAGGATATAGAAAATGCAAGAAAAGTGTGATATTGTTTCGCCTTATGATATAGGTTCTACACCAAAACAAACAAATATTGTTTCTTTAAATTACACCAATCAAGACTTTTATTCAATGAAAAGTAGATTGGTAGGTTTCATAAAAGAAAAATTTGGGAATGATTTCAATGATTTCGTTGAGTCTAATTTAGCAATTATGTTAATAGAAAATTTTTCTTTTTTAGCAGACACACTTTCATTTAAAATAGATCAAATTGCTAATGAATTATTCATTGATACAGTAACTGAATTAGACAATGCTTTCAGACTTGCAAAATTAACTGGTTTAAAACCACAACCTCCGATTGGATCAAAAGCTTTGTTTTCTGTCAAAACTAATTCAATACAATCTTTTGATATAAAAATTAATACTCCTTATGAAATTGATGTAATTTCAAATCAAACTCCTTTAACTTTTGAATTATATGCAGCCGATCCTTTAAACAGACCAATTTTTGATGAGCCAATTATTATTAGGGCTGGTCAATTAATTAATTCTAATATTGTTGGCATAGCTGGAAAAACTAAAAATTTTAGTTACAATTCAACTGGCTCAATTAATTTAATTTTAGTAATTCCAAGTTTTTCTATTATAAGCGATTCCATAAGAGTTGTGATAAATGGTCAAGAATGGCAGCAAGTTGATTATTTTACTTCTGGTTTGGCAAACAAAGAATATTTGGTTGAATACAATCCAGATTACAGTGCAAATGTTATTTTTGGTAACGGAAATGGCGGTCTGGTTCCTCCAGTTGGCAGTAAAATAGAAGTATTGTATAGAGTAGGAGGTGGTCCAAGTGGAGATGTAGTTACAAATTTTATAAATGCAGAAACTTTAATTCCAGTCGAAGGACAGCCAACAAGCATAAGTGTATTTTTTACAAATTATACAAAAGGAGAGTTTGGATATTCAGGTGATACAGTAGAAGATATTCGTGAGAAAGTACCATTATATCTGAGAACTCAAAATAGAACTGTTTCTGGTGAAGATTATAAAAACTTTGCAAATCAATTTGCAACATCTTACAATGGGATTATGGGTAAGGCTACTGCTGCATTAAGAAGTTATGGCTGTGCTGCAAATATTATTGATTTATTTATATTAATAAGAAATGGTGAAAACAGATTGATCAAAGCAAATTCTCAATTTAAAGAAGAGCTAACAAATTCTATTGATGAGATAAAAATGCTTACTGATGTCATTTGTATTAGAGATGGTGAAATTGTGGATGCTAACATTTTAGTTGATGTTACAATGGATAAATATTATAAAAAATTTGAAGATGATATTAGATATAATATTGAAACAAACATTGAAGTATTCTTTAATTTAAACAATTGGGATTATGGTCAAAGTTTGCAAGAAACTGATATAATTCAAGCTATTTCTAATGTAAAACAAATAAAAAACATTGATGTTACATTTAATACAGTTGAAGTTCCTTCGGGAAAAATAATCACTGTAAAATATTATGAAATCATTAGACCAGAAAGTATTACAGTAAATTTCTTGTATAATTAATTATGGCAGAAAAATATTATTATCAAAATCCAAAAATATCAGACACAGTAGTATTCGATTTATATACTCCTGATGCCAACTGTTGTTTTTTTATAGATCCTTTTTCAGTTGTATCAATTACAATATCATTTGTTGAAAGAAACTTTGTTAATGATTATTCAGCTTTTACAAGTAATAAAACTTTAGATATAGATCTAGAAAAACAATATTTAGAAGCCAAACAAAAAGTTTGTGACTTTCCAGAAAATAAAGATTACATCACAAAATTAAATGTAATTGAAAAAAAACTACTTAAAAGTGCTTCGTCGAAATTTAATAAAATTGAATTCGACAATCTTATAACTGTTCAATCTTATGGCTCAAGTAATAATCCTGTTTGGACACCAACTAAAGTTGATTCAATATTAGAAAAAGTTGTAGATGCTGGTAGTAATATTTTACATGGTCATTTTAAATTTAAATTTAAAAAAGATGGACTTAGAGATGGTGATTATTTTATAAGCTGGAAATGGAGAACAAATGTATCATTGCATGCTCTTTCTTCTAATATTTATTTTAAATTAGCTTCAAACGAAACCGAATATATATTACCTGATAATCTAGAAACACGAAAAGATAAATATACAAATTTATTAAATAAATATTTACCTGATGTTTACAAAAATAAATTAAGCAATACTGATGTAAGTCCTGAAGTTTTAGAAAAATTTAATAATGCTTGTGGAGATGCATTTTCTTATTTAGAAAACTTATCAAATAAAATGTCTTTGTTGATAGATCCGAATTTAATTCAAGAACATCTTTTAGCGTATCTTGGCAATTTTTACAGGCTTTCATTTAAATCAAATGATCCAATTAGATGGAGAAGACAAATATCCAAAGCTGTACCTAATTTTAAACTAAAAGGTACACTTAAAGGTTTAGAGTCTGTACTTGGAGATGCTGGCATATCTATTAAAAAATACACTTCTTTATTCCAGTTATATTCAAAATATACTTGGAATGATGTTTTTTATCCTTTAAACGGCCAAGTTGATTTTATATTATCAAAAATAAGTTTACCAATAAACAATGAAAATTTTGCTGTTTATCTTAGAGAAAATGATATTTTTGTCGAACAACCATTATCAAATATAACAATTGATACAGAAAATAATATTAGCACTGTAACATGGATTGGTTTGCCTTTAAAAAACGGTAATGCCTTAAAAATACTTTATCAGTATAAAAATATTGATGAAAGTATGGAACAAGTATTGGAAGAATACTTAAGAAAATTGCCTTTAGCTGATCTGAGAAATGATTTCAATGTAATTTATCCTCCTAAAAACTGGAATGCTAAAGTTATAGAAGAAGACGATCAATTATTTAATGAGCTTATACCAACTAAAAATCCCTTCAATGAACCAATTGTTTTTGGTAAAATCAGAACTGAATTTCCTTATTCTGAAAATATTTATAACATGGATGAATACAATGGTTCTTTGAGAGACAGTAATAATCCATGTGATATTGATAAAAACTTCTTAGATCCTTGTAGCGGATTTGCTACAACACTTTATAATTTAAATTTAGAAATTGAAAATTTAAACAGCGAAAGAATTCAAGAAGTATTTAATATTTTAAAAGAATTCACGCCATTCCATAGTATTTTACACAGCTTAAATTATTCTGGTTATTTTGAAACTATAATGCTTCCACCTGAAGAAAGTGTAGAAATGCTTGTTACTTGCAGAGTAACAGAAAACCTTATTTCTGGTAACGCTCAAATATTTTTTAACAGAGATATGTTTTTAGGTTTATTACAAAGAGCAGTAAGAAGGGATTCTTTATCAATAATGGATGATTTAGGGGATGAGATTGTTTCTGGTTTTAACTCGAGAATTATGTTGTCATCTTCATTAATTGATTTTACAGATATTGGATTAAATACTAGAACAAATACTTTACTTGAAATATTAAATCCAAGTCCTAATGCGGGTAAATATACGGTGTTAAATCCACAAAAGAATTTAATTCAAGTTCATGAAGAAGCATTAATATCACAGCCTCTTAATCAATCTGAACTTGCATTTACATTGAGCAATATTAATTTTTCTGGTACGGATTTTTCAATTTATCAAGAAAGTATTTATAATTTAAAAGATTTGCTTTTAGTTAATGAAGAAAATCAAAGTACAATTACAACAGTTTTAGATATTCAAAAAGGCAGAACAACAACTTGTTTTAAAATTAAGTATTATACTACATTTCCAACAACATTTAACATCTATAACATTTATGATATTAATCCAGATGGATCTATAATACTAGAATATGATAACACTCTGCCTGCTCTTAGCGAAGGTAATGTCATAAACGATATTAAATATGATTTAATAAATGGAATCAACCAAAAAATATATTTCTCTACTTCAGGATCTTTAACTGCTGAAAATAAAGGATTGATTACTTGTAATGATAGTAATTTTGGCAGTGCAAAAGAGCGTGTTAAAATCGGTAATTATTTTAATTATATTACAGCAGATAAGAAATATGTTGTTTTAAGTTATGGGTGCAATGATAATGAATTTTATATTAGTGATTGGGATAGTGGTAATATAGTAGGGTTTAGTGGTCAAATATTAGACATGATAGTTCCTGAAAAATCTGGTAATTTAGTATATGATGGTATCATCATAGAAAAGCCATCAATTATACCTACTTTACAAAGGTCCGATGTTTCTGGATCTTTAGATGACGATACATTTAAAGAAAACTTTATTATTACTATTGATGATGCTCTTTATAAAATTGTAAATTTTTACACAGAGCTTTCAACAGATTATTTAGTACTTTCTGGATTACCATTAAATCTTGGAACTTTTATTAGTGGCGGATCATCATTAACAGTTAATTGCAAACAATTCAAAAAGAAAAAAAATATAATTTATAATTTATATTTAGATTTGAAAAACTCAATTGAACCTATTGGTAATTATGTAATAAGTTGTGATTTAAATAGAAGTGGAGCTAATCAAGTGACTGCTAAAAATAATAATGGAGAAGAACTAATTATTTGTGATTCATCAACACTTAGATTAGAGGAATTAAGAAATTCTATGATTGCTATAGATGATAACAAGAAAAGCAATGATCCGAGTGATATAATTAATCAAAAAGAAAATGTATCATTTGTTATTGAAACAAAAGATGGAAAAAATACGAAAGGTAATGTTTAATATGTATAATTCAGCTTTGAGTACTATTGGTGATGTTGATATGGTTATAAATTATAAAAATGGTGATATTTTTAAGAAAAATTTTAAAAATACAGTGTTGAAGACTGGGAGAGAAGCTTTAGTAAAGTCTTTAACTAGGAATTTAGATAATTGCACCACTGATTCTGGTAAAATAACTTCAAGTTTTGAATATTACATAAAATCTATGATTTTTGGAGATGGAGGAGAATCAGAAAGTGTACCGTTGTATGTAGACGCTAATAGAAATGGTCTTTATGGCATTACAAGGGCTACAAAGCCTGTAATTTCTCAAATTAATCCTTCTAACACAACTCAGGGCATCTTTACATCTGTTTTAACTTATACAGATGCTAATGGATATTCATTAAATGAGATGGCATTAGTAATGGGTACGGGAAATTTGTACAGTATGATTACCTTTGGTGCAATTAAAAAAACAGACCAAATGCAGATAACTTGGAATTGGAATTTAAATTTCATTTGATAAATAATTTACTTTGAAAATATATAGATATTATGCCAAATATAAACAATATCAATGTACCAACTTATGAAGCAATACAACCTTATCATTATATTTATGATAATTTACCTATTGCTGCCTTAATTTTAAGACAAAATGTTCTTAATGATGCTGTAGACTTTAATACAAATGTACTTGAGAATTCCATTGGATCAAGAGTTGATTTATCTGCTAGGCTTAATCAATCTTTAGATTCTAATGGTGATTTAAAAACTAGTGCTGTTGATATAACCTTGCATAATATAGGAAGCCACTCAGATGGCATTTATGATGGCGTAAGTTATGTTAGGATGAATATTGATGAAAGACAGAAATTAGCCCAAATTGAAGATGGTGCTAATTTTTTTGCTTTACAAATTAATATTCCTGCTATAACAAATGGTGTTTATTTTGGTAGTGGTACATTAGAATTAAACGATTCAGATTCTTTGAAATGGAGATTTTCTTCTCCAAATAAATTGACTGCTGATTTGCTATTTCCTTTAGAAAGTGCCCATCAACATTTTTACGGTATTACTCCTGTTTCTGAATACTTAACTCCAGATTATAAAACTTATAATACTGGACTTTTAAATCCTATTGTGAAAAACACTTTGAGAGTTTTTATAAATGGTGTTCAAATTTTTTCTGATTACGAGGTTTTTGTTCCGCCTTCAAATCCAAATATAAATAACACTTGGAATAAAAATAAATTTACTTTAGATGCAGATTTAATTACATTTAAATTATTGCGTTCTATAACAGAAAATGACATAATAAAAATTGATTTTAATATTTATTTTGGAGAATTAAGACTAACTACAACACCAATACCAACTACAAGTACAACACCAATACCAACTACAACAACAACGACTACAACGACAACGACAACTACTACGACAACTACTACACCTATGCCAATAATGGCAAATGTTTATGTGGCGAATTATGGCGGTAACACAATTTCAATTTACGACAGAGATATTTCCACAGGTTCATTGACCGCAGATGGAACAATTGCAATTGGACAAGTTAACGCTACGGATATTTGTATTTCTGCCGATAGTACTAGTATTTATGTGACAAATTTCAACAACATAATTTCAATTTACACTAGAAATATTTCCACGGGTGCATTGACTGCAAATGGAACAATTGCAACTGGGAATTTCCCTAGAGAAATTTGTATTTCTGCTGATGGAACTAGTGTTTATGTAACGAATTATAACAGTAACACAATTTCAATTTATACTAGAAATATTTCCACAGGTGCATTGACTGCAAATGGAACAATTGCAACTGGGAATAACCCTAGAGGTATTAGTATTTCTGCTGATGGAACTATTGTTTATGTGGTAAATTTTTCCAGCAACACAATTTCAATTTACACTAGAAATATTTCCACAGGTGCATTGACTGCAAATGGAACAATTGCAACTGGGAATAACCCTTTAAGAATTCGTATTTCTGCTGATGGAACTAGTGTTTATGTGACGAATTATGGTGGTAACACAATTTCAATTTACACTAGAAATATTTCCACAGGTGCATTGACTGCAAATGGAACAATTGCAACTGGGAATAACCCTTTTGGAATTTTTATTACTACTGACGGGACTAGTGTTTATGTGGCGAATTTTAGTTCCAGCAACACAATTTCAATTTATACTAGAAATATTTCCACAGGTGCATTGACTGCAAATGGAACAATTGCAACTGGCAATGAACCTTTGGCAATTTTTATTCCCGCTGATGGAACTGTTGTTTATGTAACAAATTTTTTCAGCGACACAATTTCAATTTACACTAGAAATATTTCTACTGGTGGATTGACTGTAAATGGAACAATTGCAACTGGGGTTAACCCTGTTGGAATTTGTAGTAATCTGTAATTTACAGCAAATTAAAGTAGCATAAGAATTAATTTTTAAGGTGATCATGTTATGTTTGAACCAAAAAATATAGATGTTTCCATGGCAATAATTGCTACAGATGAAAATTACAATAAAATAAATGAAACATTAAAATATAATTATAAAATATTTGATAAATATAAAAAAATTATTATTACAAAAAATTTAAAATTTGATTATTTTAACGATGAAAAATTAAAAAAAATACACACGGATAGTTTTAAAGTTTTAGAAAATTACGATATTGCTTTAGAAAACTGTATGACTGAATGGTGTTTTTTATTACATGCTGGATCAGCTTTGAATTTTGATGTAATTAGTAAACTATCAAAATTTATAACATCGGATAAAGATATATTATTCCCAGTAAAAAACAGAGTTCATGATTTCATTGAAAATCCTCTAAATGGTTTGTTAATAAATAAAAAAATCTATAATAAGATAGGAAGTTTTAGAAATGACAATTCAGAACAAATAATTAAATTATTGTGGGCTGCAAATGCTGTTATTGAAGGATGTCTTTTTAAAGCAATAGTAGGAATACACATATGAAAGGTTACCGTGGAATTAATAATTAGTGCAAAAGAAATACTAGAAAAAGTTGATTTAAAAGACCGACATTCATTTTTCCAATTAAATAATTTCATTATTGGAAAAGAGCCTACTTTACAATCTAAATTATGGCAATGCACAAGAGAGATAAATGCAAGAGTTGAATCTTATGATTCTTTAAAAGAAGAAATTGAAAATACTTTTGAAAATTTCGAAATATTAGAAATTAAAATTTCAAGAGGTAAAACCATAATTGAAAAACAGACTTGTCCTTATAAAAAAAAGATTTTAGAAATTAAATTTAAAAAATTAGAAAGAACTTTCAGTAAAAAAGATAATTTAATCAAAAAATTAAATAAAAGACTAAGTATGGTTGAAGAAGAGTTGAATTTTTTCATTAGAACTTTTTACGAAATTGAAAAAGTTGAAAAAATAAAGAAGTTTGATGATGTTAATGTCCAAAACGAATATTGGTCTGCTAAATTAGGTGCAGATTTAAATTTAAGATTTTTACTTAATCTACCTACTGACTTAGAGTTATGCAAAACAATACTAGCATTGCCAGATAGCTGCAATGTAAAAACACAGCTTTTAAATGCTTTAAAAGAAGTGCAAAATAATATTTCTAATATTAGCAATAAGGAAGTAAATAAATTAGGACAGCAAGAATAAATAATCAAACAGGAATATTATGTATTTTGAAAAACAATCTTCATATGATAGCAGCTATAAAACAGGTGATTTATCAATTTTTCCAAAGCTAATTGATGATTATACTACTTTATATGAAGCAAAAAACTTATCTGAAACTAAACTTAAATTTGGCGTAAATTTAAATTCTAAAATTATTATTTTGGAAGATGGGACTAATTTTCCACAAAAAGGAATTTTAAAAATTGGCAAACTTTCAAGTAAAGATGGAAACAGTGAATTAGTTTATTATTACAAAAAAGAAGGAAATACATTTAGTGATGTAATCAGAGGATTTCAATATTCTAAGTCTACAATATGGCCCAAAGGAACATTAGTTACTTCTGGTGTATTTTCGGAGCATCATAATGCATTGAAAGATTCAATTGAAAAAATCGAGAACAAACTTGGGGAAAATAACTTTCCTGTTGCTGAATCCTTGAATGGCTTGTTAAAAAGCTTAGAAACAAATATTTTAGGACCTAAGCCAATCTTCAGAGCATATCCTTTATTTGGAAAACCTCCATTTACAGTTAAATTTAAAAATTTCACTATCGGAAATAATAATAAATACTTTTGGGATTTTGGTGATAATACAACTTCTATAGAAGAATCTCCAGATCATACTTACATAAGAGAAGGAATTTTTACTGTTCAATTAAATGTAATTAATGAACTAGGAGGACAAGGAATAGTAACTAAGAGTAATTACATAAATTCAAATAATGAAAACACAATACCATTATTTTATATATTGCCAAGATACGGTGGAATATCTAAAAAAACTGCAATTGAAATGGGCATAGAGCCAACTAGCTATACTTTTGTAGATCAAACAGATGGCAATATAGTAAGTAGATTTTTTGTTTTTGGTGATAATAATAAAAAGACAATTGTAGATCCTAATATTCATGTTGTAAATCATATTTATGACGAGCCTGGCGAATATAAACCATTTATTCTTGATACTTTTCAAAGTCAAAATACCAAAAAAGTTTTTTTACAAGAATCATTAATAGTAGGCTAAAAAATGAGTATACCAGAAGAAATTAAAATAAAATATCCAGAAACAATAGACAATGATGTAAATCTTTTTCTTGTAAAAGACTCATTGAGACTGCCTCTTTTGAATAATTACAAGCCAAAAGACAGTAGTATTGTTGTGAGTGGCACTAAAAGTGATATGGCTGCTTTTCCACCAAGCGGAATTATAACTTTAACAGAACAATGTTCTGATCCTGAAGAAAGAGCAATTAGTTTTTTTTACAGTAGCAAAAATGATACTACGCAGACTTTTGAAAATATAAAATTATTAGATGGATTTCCAGATGTTGAAAAGTTAGCAAAAATTACAAATGTAACTTTAAATGTTGTAGCAGAACACCACAATAATATTAAAGATGCAATTATACAAATTGAAAACTTTGCAGGGATTAAAGGTGATAAAACTTTAATTCCTAAAACTGGTTCTATGGAAGCTAGGATAAATTATTTAAGAGCAATTGCATTAAAACCAAAAGCTTGGTTTTCATCTAATTTAAAAGAAGGAATCATACCTTTAAAAGTAATATTTACAGATTTAAGTTTTAGACTTGCTACTGACACATTAAATAATCCAGTTACTACTACTTGGGATTTTGGTGATGGAGACATTAGAACTTTTAATTTTAAAAATGACTCAGAGGCAACTACTAGTACAAATACAACTGTAACAAAAATTTATGAGGTGCCTGGTTTTTACACAGTAACCTATAAGATAAAAAATAAATTTGGACAAGATGAATTACAATTAAGAAATTATATAAACGCAAGATTCCCAGCCCCTGATGATGCAATAGTTTCTTTTGATGCTAAAGGAAATCAAATTGTAAGTGGAGATTTCAATAAAAATATTCGTGCTTCTGTTAATTCTATTATAAATTTAAAAATACAAGATGGTATAAACCCTATAACTGGGCGAACATTTTCTGGAGAAGAAGTAGGTAGTACTGGAAATCCAATTGATCCAATTATACTTTATACTTGGGAACTAACTGATGATTTAGTACATGGTAATTATAATAAAACACAAGCCTTGTATGAAACTGGTGGTATTTATGATACCATTTTACGAGTAGATACAGAGTCAAATTCATTTAGAATTACAAATATATTAAGTACTATTGATATAGTAGAAAATGTAAACATGTGGCATTGGTTTTATGTCACAGGCTCCCCAGAAGTTAAAGTATCAGAATTTGGTTTAATTTCTGAAGTTTACAAAACTCCACAAACTCCAACTTTGCAATTAAATACAAATAATAATTTTTTAAATAGCGATGTTAATTCAGAAAGACAAAAATTTGAATTCTCAAGAAATATAGGATTTTGTCCAGCTAGTCTAACAAATAGTGGTAATTCTGGAGATTCATTTTTATTCTGGGCATCAGGCAGAGGGACAACTGACTCTCCTACTTTAGAAAATATTTATGTAAAAACATATAATGGATTTGATAAAAGTTATAAAAGTCAAGATCCTTTTCAAAGAGCTTATAATTGGATGTTTTTAAATACTCAAGTTAATGCTTATTTTATGCTAGGGAGGCCTAATAATGGTTTTGCATCATTTACTTCTCCAGTAAATATAAAACTTCAAACTTATAATTTAATGACAAAAACAATTTCTGCTCATAATTTTCAAGATACTGCCTTTCAAGCAAATGCAATTGAATTAAAACAAAATGAATCCATTTATAATTCTGGGGGTAGTACTTTAACAGGTAATTTTTCCATTTATCGTTCAACTTGGAAAAATAACAATGGATATTTTCTGCGGAGTTCATTGATTGGCACTGAAACAATTATATCTAATTTGTATTCAACTATTGGCGGAGTTAGCAATCCTTTTATAGGTCTTAAAAAACTTCAAGATATGCCAAATTCTAATTACACAGAAGGACAATTATTATCCATGAGTAATGGACTGTTTTTCTTTAATAATTCAAGCAATATATCAATTTATGAAGATAGTTCAAATACTTGGTATATTGCTGGTAATAATAGCGGTTTATCTTTTAGAAGTTTACAAGATAAAACAGTTTCTGGTTTTGAAAAAGAATCAAATACATTACTTGGCACTTCTAACGGTGATCATTTTGCTTATTTAAGCTTTGATTACAGTGAAAATTCAATTGTTAGATTCAATAACTTAGAGTTAACTTTTAGCAAATTACCTCCCAGACCAATATTAAAACAATGGTTTATGGGAATTTATTAATATATACTTTATTAATGTACTTGATTAACAAAAGAAAGTGAATTATTGCATAGCATAGATATTAAACAAAATTTTATACCACAACCAATTTACCCTCATGGTATAGATACTGATTATACTCTTTTTCAAGTAAAGAACACTACTGAATCTACGCTTTCTCAGGACAATCAAGCATGGTCTGAAATAATTTATATTAGAGCTTACGAAAATCCTTATTTAAATGAAGATCCTTGGCCAGAAAATGGTTTTGCTACACTAGATGGAGAATTATTATATTATGGATCAACAGAAAAAGATTACACTACTGGAAAGGTAGTTGCCTTAAAAAATTGTATAAGAAATTTAAATACTAGCAAAACTACAAAAAAAATTATTTCTGGCTTTACTGACGAAAGAGTTGCAAGTGCATTTACTGTAGGATCTGGTACTGGAGTTACAGAAGATGCGATAATAGGAATTCAAACTGTAGGAAGCGGTAAGCCAACTCATTATAACTTAGCTGGAACACCAATAAAAGGTTTTGTTGTAGCAGAGCACCATAATCAACTTGTGAAAGCAATTGTAAATGTTGAAAATTTTATCGGCATAGATTTTGATGAAAATCAAAAAACTTTAGATTGGAAAATAAGAAATTTATTTAATACTACTCCTATTTTTGATGATTATGGTTGTCCAGATGTTAATTTCACAGTCATTACATTAAAAAAAGATCAAAATAGCGGAACCTTAATAAGTTTTAATCTTTCAATTACAGGTGATTATAAAACTTTTAGAATTGATTTTGGTGATGGAACTTCTACTACTAATAAATTAAGTGGAACTCATCTGTATCCTGTTTCTGTAGCAATAGATCCAGTTGTAAATGTTGAATCTAATAGTTGTAATATAGTTCAAACTCCAATTAATAGAGATAATCCTACAGAGCCAACTATTCCAGTAGCACCTGAACCTATATTAATACAAATACCAGAATGCCCAGCAATACCTCCAATTAATATTAATATTCCATCCTTACCTCAAACAATAATCAATCTTCCTCCTATTGTGTTTCCAATTTTTGATATTGGATTACCTAATATTAATATTCCATCAATTATTACTATTGATCCACCTATTCCTAGTTTAATTAATTTTGGGCCGATTGGTGCAATTCCATCTTTAATTGAATTTGGACCAATTTCAATACCTTCTGTAATTATAGTTACGCCTACGATACCAAGCGTTATTAAAATTGATACAAATATACCAAATATACCAAGTATTATTAAAATTGATGGAAGCATACCAAGTAGTATTAAAATTGAGGGAAGTATACCCAGTATTATTAAAATTTCTCCGATACCTCCGATACCTCCGATTAGTTTCATTGTGCCGAAAATTATTTCTAAAATTACTATTGAATCAAACTTCCCATCATCTATAAAAATTGTAGTTCCAAGCCTTTGTATTAGTATTTGTAATTTTAAATTTCCATGTGTAAGCTTCTGTGATGTACCTAAATTTACACCAATTAGTTTTGGAAAGATTCCTAGTTTTACATGCATAAGTTTTTGTAATGTACCAAGCTTTGCAAATATTAATTTTGAAAAGCCTCCTTCTATTACTGTTTACTGGACTCCACCAGTTATTAGCATTCAATCACCATATATTACACCTATAAGTTTTGTAGAACCACCACTGTTCAAACCTATTAGTTTTAGTAATGCACCATCAATACCAGGTATAAGCATAATCATACCAGATAAATTTCCTTGCATTAGTATTTGCGGTAACTTGCCAAACATTAGTTTTTCTGTTCCGCCAAGTTTAATAATTAGTTTTGGGGCTTCGCCTAAATTTGATAAAATAAAATTTGAAAATCCACCATTAATTAGTTTTGGTAATGTACCAAAAATAGAATTTGGAAATGCCCCTTCTTTAGAATGCATAAAGTTTTGTGAGCCTCCATCTTTTCAAAAAATTGGCTTTGATAAACCTCCTGTATTTGAAAAAATAGTTTTTGGTGATGCACCATCATTAATTATTAAGTTTGATACTCCTCCAACTATTGGCATTGATTATGGAAGGCCTCCAAATATTTCTGTAGATTGGGGAACACCTCCAATAGTATCTTGCATGGTAAGAGTTGTTTGTCCTGCTGAAGCTGTAGCAGCAGCTTTAAATTCTGGGAAAAATAATGTTTCGCAGAACGATAACGGCAAAGGATACTACGATGAAATTGGAATGAAAGTTGGATATGATTTTGTTGGTATACCTGAAGAAATAAAGTTAATAGTACCAGAAATAAATGACATTACTGTATTACATGATATACCAGAATTCATTTCTTTGATTTTGCCAGAAATGAAAAATATTAAAGTGGAATTCAACGAACCAATTCCAAGTGAAATTAAATTATATCATGATATACCAGAAAAAATTAATATTGATGCAGCATCAATACCAGAATTTATTAAAATTGATTCTAGTGAATTACCATCAGTAATTAAACTACAAAGTGAAATTGAGATTCCAAAAAACATAAAAATTGAATTTGATTCATTCCCAAGCAGTATCAGTGTAACAGGAATTCCAGATCACATTGAACTTGTTGGTGTTATACCAAGTGAAATAAAATTAACTATGCCAGAAAAACCAGAAATTGAAATGGTTTATAAAGGTTCACCAATAGAAGTTAAAGTTGAATTAGATTATAAAAAATTATTTGGAGATAAATATGACGAAGACTTGCCCTGTTTTGCAATTATACCCTGTCCACCTAGAAAATGAAAAATTTAATGTTACAATAAAAAATTTACATAAAGGAAATCAATATTTAAATGTTGAAAAAAATGTATGGATTAGAAATTTCACCTTAAAAAATATACTTCCAATTGACATTAATAATTTAAACCAAGAAGAAGAAATAAAAACCTTTATAAATAATCAGCTTGTAAACAATATGTTTAAATTGCCGAAATTTGAAGCAAAAGACTTAAGCAATAAAAATATTTTTATAGTTTCTGATGGGTTTGGATTCGAAAATATTAATAAAATTTTAGAAAATATTAATATTAAAAATAAATTTATTATTTTAACAAATAATTCTTTGAAAAAATGGAATAACTTTAAGGTTTTACCAGATTTATTCATTGAGAATAATCCATATAAAAATTCTTTGAATAATATAAACCCAAGAATATTTCCAAATTGTTTGTTAAGCAAAAGAATATATCCTGAATTTATTAATTCATGCAAGTCTAAAAATATTAGTTTTTATGACCCGATTCCATCTTTAAATTTTAATTCAATGTATAAAAATGAAATAAATGCTTACCTTGATGATTATAGAAATCCAATTTGTGCAGCTATTAATTATTGTTTTCTTTGCAATGCTAAAAATATTAATTTGCTTTATTGCTCTGAAGGAATGGATAAAGAAAGACCTGCTTCTTATTTGCATGATGATGGAATCCACTATCAATATAATCAAAATAAATTATCAGATAAAATTATTAATGGAATGATATTTTGGTATAAAAAAAATAAACAATATTCTAATATTTTTTACCATGGTTTAAATAAAAGTTTTAAATTTGGATCATATATACAACAAGAAGATTTAATAGAAAATTTTAAATTATGAAAAACAATTACTTGTCTCCTGATGGATTTCAAAGTTGGCTTAAAAAAGAACAACATGAAGAATCTTCAACTAATATTATTGGTAAAAAAGTTTATTCAAAATTAAATTTTTCAGACTTACTAGAATCAATTGAAATAATTGATGGAACTGATTTTGAAATTGCAAAATATTTTAAAAAACATGGATCTAAAGTTATTGAATATTCAAGTCAAGGAATGCTAACATTAGAAAATAAAAAAGGAAAATTTATAATCGAAGAAACAAATACTAAAAAACACCAAAATTAAAAATTTTGGTGTTTTAGTTTTTTAAAATTTAAAATTACTTCTTTGGTGTTGTAGCAGGATTAGGAGTAATTTTTGTCTTACTATTTCCATCGTTATTAGAAACAGGTTGAACTTTATTTACTTCTTCTGATTCTAATGAATCCTTATTGTAAGGACTCTTAGCTCTTATAGTATCAGAATTTGGTCTTCTGCTTGGCGGACAATTAATATCATCTAAAGCAGCATGATAGCCAGTTTCGTAAGAAATTGCAGCCATATCCTGACTTTGGTCAATTCCTCTGTAATAACCAGCATGCCATAAAGCTGATGTCTCACTATCTTGTGGCTTTTGGTTTGAAATCACTGCTAACATACCTTCTACTTTTCCCGTATTTTTAATATTTTCAAGCTGATTGTCACGAATATTAGCCATTGTTATCATGAATAGTTCTTTAAAACTATCGTCTGTAAGATAACGAGCTTCAGAGCCAATTTTGTTAATCATCTGCATATTACCCAATTGATAATGGGCATAACCTGCATAAGAGGCAACTGCGATGAAGAAAACAAACCCAAAAATATTTTTTGCCGAACTAGACATTTCAATACCTCCATGTCCTTTTACAAATTCAAATCAACACTTTAAGAATCTTAATACCTATTTTTTTTTTTGCAACATAATTTTAGGAATTTTTTCAAAAATATTTTGATTTGATGTTTCTAAATTTAGAAACAAAGGAGAGTTATCAAGCTGAATATTGGTATATCCATTCTTATGAAGTCTTTTTTTTATTTCGTCAAAACTATTAGAATATTCTATTATAATTTGCCAAGTTAATCTCAATGGAATATAATAATTTTCACATTTTTCTTTGATTCTATCTGGCAAACCAAGGTTTTCAAAGTCAAAAAGAAATGTTTTAGGTATTTGATTGCCATTTAAAGTCAATAATAAAATGACTCCTTTTCTATCTCTCTTGCACAGGTATAAAAAATGCTTCATTAATTTTGCCTTTTGATTGAATGACTTCTATTAACTTAGAGAAAAGCTCTTCGTTATTTTCAAAGTCTTTTTCTAAGATAATATTTAAAGCTTCTAAACTTTGATTTAAAATATCAATATCGTTTTCTTTTTGTTCCATATAATTATATATGATTATTGAAAATTATAATACAATATATAACAATTATTGCATATCATATTTAAGCCATAATAATGAAATACCAGCAATATTATGTTTAATAAGAAAAAACCTTGAGAAAAATTTCCCAGAATTAAAAATATTTTATGCATTCAACAACAGAATGACAGAGTTTTTTTCAAAACAAAAAAATGTAATAAATTATGATCGCTTGATTGAAAATAAAAATAAATTCGGGCACATATTTGAATGCAAAGAAAGTTTAAATAGTCACCCACTACTGCCATTTTTTGATAAAATAAAAATAAATCTTGAAGTAGAAAAAGATCCTTTGCCCAAAAATAATTTTAAAAAATGCTTATTAATTAAAAAAAACATTAATATGTCTTTATCGGAAAACAAAATAATAAAATTAGAAGAATACATTTCAAGCAAAGGATATGATGTTATAAAAGATGATGAATTAATTAACTATAACAACATTAGCTGTGTAGCAGGATTAGAATCAGCTGAAATATTCCTTGCAGCTTACAGAGGACTAGATACATTTTTAATTGATGAAGGGCGTTCAACAGAGATATATAAGAAAATTTTTCCTAAAAATATCATTTTTAATAGTTAAGATAATATATAAGTTAGATAATTTTAATAAATTATACAATGTAAATTTCAAAGGAGAAATCATGAGCGTATTTAAAGTTGCACTTAATAATGTCGATCAAGGAAAATTAGATACCAATCCAGCCAATGGATTACAGTTAATTCCTTCTGTTCAAAGAGGCATGTATGTTTCTGGACCTAATGGTGTTCACCGTGAATTGATTGATGGTTCTACCTTCACTGATTGTAATTATTGGAAAAGATTTGCATATCCTCAAACTTCTTATGAAAATGCTATAGTTGAAGTACTTTCTGATGATGGCTCTATATTTAGCAATGATCCTAGCGAAAACACTTTCCCAGTAGTAACTAATGTTACTACTGTAACAACTTCAATAGTCGAAGCAATTAATTATTTAACTCTTTATAACTCATTTGCTTCATTTATTCAAATTAGTAACAATGGCGGAGAAGATGTAGTGTGTGAACTTAATGGATTGTCTTCTGCACAACTTACCATTCCTAATGGAAATACTCAAACCTTTAATAATGGTGATTTACAAATTACCAGCCTTGGATTTTCTGCTGCTAGTAGCGGTAGTACTTCTGTGCAAATTATTGCTGGTGTAAAAAGCCTTTCGTATTCTTAATACAAAAAAACTTTCTAAATAAGCCACTTTTTAAAGTGGCTTATTTTATTTATAAACATCAAATAAGTATAATAAGTAATGCTTAAATGTTTAATTAAAAAGCCAAATAATGAAATTAATATAAATCTAATAAATGAATATTATGAGAAGCGTAAAAATATTCTTTTTTTAAGAGAAATGGGTGGTTTTGGCGATATTCTCATGATGAGAATGATGTTTGAAGATATTAAAAAAAAGTATCCTGATTTTTATATTAATTGGTCGATTCCAAAAGTATATCATTCTATTGGTTCTCACCCATATGTTGATGAAATATCAGACTCCGCTTTAATAAATAAAAATAATTTTATTAAAATATTTGATCTTAAAAATGCTTGTATTAGACATGAATGGAAGCATTTAAAAGAATGTGTGACACATCGCAGCGATATATGGGCAGAACATTGTGGCATGAAATTAGAAAATCATAATATGCATTTGTCTGCAAAGGAAGAAAGTTTAATTAAGATTAGTAAAATAATAGAAAAGTACAAAATATTTTCAAAATCTCCTGTAATATTGCTTTGTCCTTTTTCTGCACAACCAGCAAAAGATTTGTTAATTTCTCAAATAGAATTTATATTAAACTATCTGTACAGTAAAAATTTAAATTGCATATTAATTCATCATCAAATAAATTTAAATCTACTAGGTAAAGGATACCCATTTATGTGCGTAAATTCATTTGATGATGCCATGGCAGCACATTACTTGGCTAACGCAACAATTACAGTTGATACAGGGCACCTACATTGCTCTAGTGGTCTAAATAAGCCAACATTAGGAATATTTAGCTATGTAGATGGTTATGTTTATTGCAAGTATTACAAAAATACAATAATTCTTCAGAAGCATCACAAAGATGGAAATTGGGATTGTGGACCTTGTTGGAATTATGGAAATTGCACTAAAACAAATGTAATAAAAAATAAACCTTGTGTGTCAGAACTATCTTCTGATGAAATAAAAGAAAAAATTGACTTGCTGATACATAAATACATTTGAATTATGGTATATAAAATTGACAATAATAAAGTTAAAATTTTAACTAAAGACGGAGAATGCACACTTAATATTACCTTAGATGTAAATATTAATTTTACAGGAGGAATTGGAAACTTTATAAATCAAAATTCACCACAAAATACTATTATAAATTCAGCTAATAAAAATAGTGAAGAAAAAGAAGAAAAAACTATGTGGGAAATACCAGATTTTAAACCCACTAAGGCAAGTAATATAAATTTTGGCAAATAAAGAAAGAATTATGAATGGCAAAATCAATATTAGGATTTGATGTTGGAACTTATACATTAGTTTGCAGCAAAAAAGAAAAAGATGATTTTTCTTATAAAAAAGAAATTAATGCTTTTTTAGAACTACCATTAGATAATAGATTTGTTTTTAATATGATGAAAAATGCAGGAGTACCTTTGATTGAAAAAGGAACTGTTGCTTATGCATTGGGAGAATCTGCAGTAAACATGGCGTATACCCTTCCTAGCTTAGAACTAAAAAGACCTATGTGCGATGGATGCGTAAATCCAAAAGAAAAAGACGCTTTTCAAATTCTTTCAATTATGATTCATAGTTTAATTGGTGAGCTTACTGACAATGCATTACTTTATTATTGTGTTCCAGCAAATGCAATTAATTTAGAAACAGATGCTGATTATCATGGAAAAGTCCTACAAGCTATTTTTAATGCATATGAATCTAACAATGGCTCAAAACTAGAAGCCAGACCAATTAACGAAGCATTAGCATTAGTATATGCTGAACTAGCACATAAAAATTTTACAGGTATAAGTTGTAGTTGTGGAGGCGGGATGGTTAATGTTTGCTTTGCTATGTATGGCAATCCAATTTTCCAGTTTGCAATTGTAAATTCTGGTGACTGGATTGACAAACAAGCAGCAAGGGCCACTGGTGAAAGCCCTACTTTTATCAATAGAGAAAAAATGAAAGTAAGCTTAAATAAAGAACCAGTAAACTTGATCGAAAGAGCAATTCAAACTCAATATAAATTAATGATTGAAAAAACTGTAATTGGTATTAAAAATGGACTAGCAAATGCTGGTAAATCAGTGCGTATTTCTGATCCAATTGACTTTGTTGTTGCTGGTGGAACTTCAAGTATTGATGGATTCACAGAAATATTTGAACAAACAATAAAAAGTGCAGATCTAAGCATTCCTATTGGAAATGTCATTAGGCCACATGATCCTTTGTTTAGTGTAGCAAGAGGCTGTTATATAGCTGCAGAGGCTTCCCTTACATGAAAAATAAAATAGTAAAAGAACAATCTGATTTAGGCGTATCTGCTTATTTATTAATGAAAAAGTTCGCTTTAGCAGGAAAAAAAGATAAAACTTTTTATTTTGAAATAGAAGAACAAAATGAACATAAGTTTGATGAATTAATTGTCAATTATCTATTTAGTGAATTCCATTATTTTGACCACTGTCTAATGGGATTGAAAAAATTACAAGATTTCAATTTAAATTACTCTGGGATTTCTGGGAATTATGTTAGTGATTTGGGGGTAGCTGCATATCTTTTGATGCATAAATTTAAACTTATAAGTAAATTAGGTAAAAATTATTATTTCGATGTTACATCTCAAGAAGAAGAAGATCAATTTAACGAATTAAATCTTCAATATACAAATAGTGAATTCCATGATTTTGATTCAAAATTAATGTCTTTGAAAAAAATAGGTAGCTTTTTCAAGAAAAAATAATATATAAATCATGACTAATTTATATAAAGAAATAGTTAAATCTGTAGAAGATATAAGAGCGTTGAAAAGCTTTGTAATATTTGAAGGCTCTAAGTTTATAAGCAAGATCATAAAATCATCTTCAGATAAAGAATTTATTGAATTTTTGAAATCTAAATTACAACCAATTGAAACAACAAGTCTCCCAGAAAAAAGAAGCGTGTTTGATAAAATGTTTGGTAAAAGACCAGAAATTAAGCCACTTAACATTAATTCTGTAACACCAGATATTTTCAATAGAATTACCTCAGCTATTGAAGAATGGAATGCAAAAAATGAAAACCCACTTAATGATGAAAAGTTTAAATTAATAAGAGTATTTGCAGAAAAACTTAAAGATATAGAAGTTAGACTTTTGAATACTTATAAAGAATCAAGAAGATGTGAGCAATTTAAAAAAGAAAAAAAATCTTTCAATAGAAACCTTGAAGTAAATAAAAATAAATCAGATCTTGTTTCTAACAGCACTCAAGAATTTAACCCTCAAGATGAAATTGAAGAGGTGCCTGAAACAGATGAAAAAAGCAAGAAAGCTACTTCTGGTAAATCCAAAAATAAAAAACAATTAGACCCAGTACTATCACAAGATCAAATTGAAAAAATACAAGAAGAAAATGCTACCAAAATACTGGAAGAAATAATGGTAATTTTAAATTCTTCAACTAAATTAAATAGCAATCCTGCATTAAAAGAGTGGTTAGGCAATACAATTAGTGCCAAAAGAAAAGAATTAATGTTTTTATTAAAAAACTTTATTCATGAAAAAAGAGAGAAATCACTTATAAGTGAAATCGCTGATAACATTAAACAATATGATGAAACAGGAAATTCAACCAATATATATAATATTAAAAACTTATTGGAACTTTAAAAAATAATTATTTATCTAAAACATCTGTTAAATCATCAATGTTATCATAGAAGCTTACATTTTTTTTAATTGGTTCTTTTTTGATTTCAGTAGAAATACCAGATGTTGTTTTAAGAGTTTCTTTTTCATCAGGTAAAATAAAACTTTCTTCTGCTATTCCTATTATTGAATGAGTATAAAAAAAACTTTTACATTTATTTCCAATATGCTCAATCAATATACCATCTTTATTAATTTCTAAAACTTTTCCAACAAAATAATTTACATTTTGTTCTTCATTAAAGTTTCTGTTAATTTGATGCAAAAAAACAGTACAAACTTTATTTAAGAAAAAATTAATAATTTCATAGTTCATTTAAGTCTCCCAAACTATTTAAATCAAAAGGTCTTTCAAACTTCTCAACATAAGATTTAATTACATCCTTGTTAAATTTTATTAACATTTCATTCCAGTCTTTATATCCTTCTGCTGGTCTTATTATTGTGATCCTGTTTTTTTCAGACGATGAATTAAAAGCATCAAGTTTTGTTTTCATGCTTTTTAAAGCAGCAGTTCCAGCTTTATCTAAATCCAAACACAAACATATATTGAATCTAGAAAGAACAGAAGCCTGTATATCTGATAAATTCTTACCTCCACATGCTGCACTGCTTAAACCAGATAAAAATAAACTATATGCATCAAATTCACCTTCAGTCAAATATATCTTTTTGTCTTTGGGTATTTCTGGGAAATATAACACATCTTCTTTGCCAACTCCTATTGTTTTTGGTGGTCCCAAATATCTTAATCTTGTTTCATATAAAGCCCTTGAATTGAAATAAATTAATCTTTTTTGAAAATCAAAATATGGTATTATTATTCTATTCTTATAGTTCCCATCGTAACAAACATAAAAATCATTAAAATCAATTTTTCTTTTGTCTAAATAATCAATTGCAGTTAAATGAATCTTACGATTTGAAAACTTATTAATCCTTTCACAGTATTCTGGTAATTTAATTTCATTCTTCTTATTATTAATATTTTTTTCTGGTAAATCTAATATTTCTACTAATTCTTTATTTGTTACTCTAGCTGATCCTCTTAATACTCTTAATGCTGTATAAAAATCACATTTTTCAACATCCATTACTAAATTGACCAAAGTTCCTTTTTTATCTGTTTTAAAACAATGATAAACGCCAAATACAACGCCTTTTTTGCCACCACTTGGGTTACACCATAGATGATGGCCTTTATCTTCTGCGAATACAGAATTAAGCCTTATTTCATTGCCTTTTATTAATACATTTGAAAATCTTTTATTAGCCCAATCAAGAAAAGCATCAAATTCAATTTGCATATTTTTTTTACCTAGCCTAAAATAAAGTATGAATATTTCACACCTAAGTGTAAGCAGGAAACAATGTTGGGATTTATGTGAACAGCAATATAAATACCGATATCATCTTAATGTAGTTTCCAATAAACCACAACCAATTTATTTTGCTTATGGACAAATAATTCACAAAGGAGCAGAATTATTTGTAGAATCTAAAGGAAATAATACTTTAGAATATTATATCAAAAATATTCTAGAAGGAAATATTTCTTATAATGATAAACAAGAAAATAAAAATGAAAAAATTTCTTTGCCAAGAGAATATCAAAATAAATTAAGTGCTCATACTAGAGCAATAAAGAAAATAACTGAAATGCTTGGATTTGATGGCGAATTAGAATTTAAATTTGACCATGATTTAGATCCACCTAATAATGTAAAGATACTTGGGTTTATAGATAGATTGATCAAAAAGAAAGATACTTATTTCATTCTTGATTACAAGACAACTAAAAAAGGTATGTATAGGAAAAATAAATTTACAATTAAAAGCGATTTGCAAATGCAGACTTATGCTTTGATTATAAAAGAAATATTCAAAGCAAATGCTTCTGATATTAAATTGGCACTTTTTTATCTAGAAGGATCAGAATTAGTCTCTGCTAATTTTGATGATAATACTTTAGAAAATTGCAAAAAAATATTAATTCAAACTTATAATAAAATTAAGAACAAAGACCCAGACTCAGTTACTGGAAATGTTGGATCTCACTGTGTGAGATGTGATTACAGTGATATTTGTCCATTTTATAGAAAAAAATAAAAATTGAACAATAAAAATAGTTCCTTGTATATAATTTGCCACACAATAATATTAAATGAAGAAAATAATATTTCCTTTGAAAATAAAGAAAATTTTATTTCTAATGGTCATTTTATAGAATCAGAATATGTTGATAAAAAACATAAAACCAATATAGAAGAAGTTTTTACAAAATATTCAATTACTTTTGATAAAAAAGTAGAAAAAAAAATAACTTGTGAAAATAACATTTATAAAATTAACTTAAAATCAAAAAGATCATTAGTTAAAAACAAAACTTCTGCTTTAAATACATATAAATTTAAAAATAATGAAGAAGTAAGATTTATTCATTATATAAAATTCATTAACGAAAAAGAATTAATTGATTCTTTTTATTTGAAAATTAATTAGAAAAAGCAAACGCAAATTTTAAAGTAATGCTATCTGATGGAACAACTGTAATTTCTTCTAATAATCTTGCTGATGATATTAAATACCCATCTACTCCAGAAGAAACATTTGTCAAAAATATATTTTTAACTGGTCCCCAATTATCTGTAGTAGCATTAAAAGTAACAGTTGGACCTGCTGCTTTATAATTTCCATTTTTGCCAACACTTATAGAAAAATTACTTAAAGATACACCTTGTCTTGCGTATCCTTTGCCAACAGGCTCTCCTTCTAAGGAATTCAAAGTATTATTTAAAGTTAATGAATTTCTATTGTCTAATCCAAGATAATACATACTTGGATTTTCTAAATTTTTAAAAAGTATTTGTAAAAAGAAATATTGCCCAGATGCATGAAAAATATTTTGTATATTTTCTTCTTTATAAATTATCTCATCGTTTCTTTTAATGATAATTTCATCTACTATTAATATGCCGTTCCAATTATTTTTATAGTTCATGATAATATATATTAGTATATGAAATCATTTTTTGAATTCTTGAATGAAATAGCAACAGATAATCAAGCTATGGTTTCAAACCAGCCTATATCTGCTTTAATTCAAAGAAACTTCCCAATGGGAGCATTGAATTATGATTTTGGTAATATACCTCCTACTCCTAAAAATAAAAAACCAAAGCGTAAATTTTATTATAAGTTAGAAAATAGTGAATTTTTTAAACTTTCAAATTTTTCAGATATTAAAGTAAATTTTCCAGAGGCTGATTTTTGGTTAACAAGAAAAGGATCTATAAAAGAATTAGGAAAACCAACCAGAAATTTTAATAAAGAAAAAATTGGAATAAAAGTCACATCTAATAAGATTGATCCTAATTATTTATTTTATATGATTCAGTATTTATACACCAACGGCTTCTTTGAAAAAGAAGCCGTTGGTGTGTTAGATTTAAAAAACATAAGAGTGTCTACAATTAAAGACATACAGTTAAAACTAAACGATTAATTGTCGTTTTAGTCATCTTCGTCATCATCTTCGTCATCATCGTCATCATCGTCATCATCGTCATCATCATCGTCATCATCGTCATCATCGTCATCATCGTCATCATCGTCATCATCGTCATCATCGTCATCGTCATCATCATCATCATCTTCGTCATCGTATTCATCATCATCGTCATCATCATCATCATCTTCGTCATCGTATTCATCATCATCGTCTTCATATTCATCATCATCATCATCATCTTCGTCATCATCTTCGTCATCGTATTCATCATCATCGTCTTCATATTCATCATCATCATCATCATCATCATCTTCGTCATCATCTTCGTCATCATCTTCGTCATCATCTTCGTCATCGTATTCATCGTCATCGTATTCATCGTCATCATATTCATCATCGTCTTCGTCATCATATTCATCATTTTCTACTTTATTGTATTTTTTCAATTTAAATAAAATTTCATTTGAAATTTTCAATAAGTTATTTTTATTTGCAAAAATTAAATCCATTATTTCCTCTCTTTCAAAAAACATAAGTTATTATATGAAAATAAATAAACAAAGGAAACATATATTTCCTTTGTTTATATATTAATTAAATAAAATTATTAACTTGGAAATAATTTAGATATAATTTTATCATAAATT